AATTTTAGATTCCAAATTAAATGCGTTGTAAAATAAAATCAAACGCATCGTGTAAAGTGACTGTGCGATAAATTTCAGCCATGCGATAAGCGTGTTCCCATGTCGGTGCATACCAAGTTTTGGTGTAAAGTTCTTTGCCTTGTTCTGTGCGATAAACGCATTCGTAAATGTTGATTGTCATATCCATGTTATTAGTGGGGGCGATTAGGCCCCCGTTGCGATTCTGTATTCGGTTGGTACTTTCTTGGCACATTCGCTTCCGATTGGCATTGTCCACGCGTCATCGTATTCGTTGGTGTCGTTTGCTGGGTACATATCGCCACCCCAAATGGTGTTGATGAAAAACTTAGGTTGTTTAATACCTTGACCGCAACACGCACAAGTGCCATAAAATGCATCTTGATTTGCGTAATACTTGGCTTGGTTTTTAGCGAACATCTCCGTGGCAATTTTGGGGATGCTGATGATGTTTTTTGGTTCGTTTGTCATATTCATAACACGAATATACATCCATTCAATTGTAAATTCCAAATTACAAATATAAAAAGATTAAAAAAAAGTGAGAATTAACCCACTTTCTTTGTGAATGGCCTTATTTTTTTGTGAGTGACTTCAACATTGCAATCAACTTGGGGTGTGGGTACACATCCGCCTTGTCTGGTCTTACCGAATTGTGGGTGAATACACCCTCCTCGCCCTTCAATGCCCGTTTGCTCACTTCCCAAATATCATCGTTGTATGTCAAATCAATGCCATACTTGGTTGACCAATGGATCAACAACTCCTTAACAGATTCAATTTGTGCATCCGTGTAATTCTGCCATAACTTGTATCCCTTGTATGGTTTATCCAACTCAATTACATCGTCCTTCTTGATTTCACCGCCTACATAATTATAATACTTACCACCTTTTTGTGTCAATGGTCCGTAATTACATATTTCAATACCGATGCTTGAACGATCCAACGGGAGGAATGGCAACCCCTGGGACATGAAGTGCTTTGTGCCTAATCCCAAATGATACGCCCAACACTCGCTTCCAAACCCTTGCACGATGGTTCCGTCATTACTGATGGCTACGCATGTTGCAACCTTATTGGCTTGTGATTCCCAAAACTGAAACACTTGTTCGCCACTTGGCCCACCTGCCGTGTGGTGTAAATAGATTTGTTTCTTTTCAATCTTTTCGTAATTGTACGACCTAAAATGTACTTGTTTAGTTTTCATCCTTCTTGCTAAATTTATCTATTGACGTAAATCCCAATGTTAAAATCGTTACCCATTCAACCGCTTCCACCAATTCTTTAGATGGTGCTATCTCCTGGGGTGACATAGAATTGTGTGCCATTGTTCCAAATAGTACAAACGCCCCAATGATTCCTACGAAACGCTTTGAACTGAATTGACCTTGGTCACCTTTGAAAATCTCTAATATCTTTTTCATTATCCTTGGCCTCTACTGGCCTTTTTTGATTTGTGTTTGTTGATGTGCTTGGTATGTCTGCCCAACTTGTTTTTGGGCTTTGCACGGAATGTCGATGTGTTGGTTGCCTTTGCCATTATTTGTAAATATATAAACGGAAATACGCAAAATCCTCTTTACCACCTTCTTCAACATAGTTCAACCAAGCATCATACACGGGGCCACTATACTTGATTTCCTCGGTGGCCGTGTCAATACCACTTCCAATCATCTTAACCGCGTACACCTCAACTTTTTTTGCTAATGCTTCCACTTTGGCTTCCGCCTTCTTTACATCCTCTTTTAACGCTTCCTTTTCCGCAACCTTTGATTCAACCATCTTTGCATTCATCGTTTGAGCCATTTTAGTGACTTCTCCCGCACTTTCTACATTTTTTGATACCTTGCTAAGCAACGCATCAATTTCATCGATTGTAGGGCTTTGTTTTGCGTTTGCAATTGTGAACACATAAGCCGTCATAAATAGGGCGGTAAAAACTAATAATGCCGTTCTCATAGTTTTTTCATCGTTTGCATTATACGGATTTCAGTCATGGCAGATGCCAAACACGAATCGGATCGTTTCAATGCGTAGGTCAATTTATCAATCTTTACATCCAATGCTTCAATCTTAAAATTGGCTTTTTCAATTTGTTCTTTGTAGCCCGAACGAAGGTCCATATACAAATAAGACACACCCAACAACATGCAAAAAGCCACGGCTGCAATTGGATTCTTTTTGAATTCCGCAAAGGAAATGGGCAACGCATTTGGGGTTTTCTTGACGGCGGTCATATTCTAATAAAACGATTTCAAAATCAATTGTTATGATTGTGGTGGGAATGGTGGGGTTATAACTTCAAAGTCAATCGGTGTTCCAAGTATTGGGGCAAGTGATTCATCAAAAACAATGTACCAAAATTGCGGTGTGTTCAATTCTGCAAACTGATAGTCAACCCAATTCTGCGTTACATCATCGGGAGCAACGGGGATGCCGTAGTAAGTATCGCACAACTCACGGGCGGTGATTGCTTCTTGTTCGGTCGTGTATCGATAGCCCTTAATAGATTGCATAATATGTATTAATGTTAGTTTGCATTCCGCTTCTGTTTGATAATTGACTATTTGCGTACAATATTAACTCCTGTTGTGTGCCTTCGTATGGGGATGTAACGACATCATACGCTCCAATCCTTGACGAAGTTGTTGGTGCATTCATTGTTGCAGGTGTAAAATTTTGATAAGACACATCATTTGCAAATAATTGTTGATTTGTTGCACTTTTTGTGTATGCAAAAATTAACGCTTGAGTTGAAAGTGCATTGTTTACTGTTGTTTGGTCAGCAACATTACGATAAAATAAGTTATATTTGAAAGATGATGTCGTCAAAGCGTATCCATTATTATTTCCAACACCAACAATTGGATTGTATCCACTTGTTGGTGTATGTCTACTAACTGAAATAATACTTGCTTCAGTACTTGATGAAATTAAGGTTGTTTCCAATCTATTGGATAATGAACTTGTAAATTGTATACAAGGTTTAGAATTTACATTGATTATACTACCAGCACTGACAATTTTCGGTTGAGCCAATGCAGTTGTTTGCGTTGCGTTTATACCATTTCCACTTTGGTCGTACCAAGTTGTTACAAATCCATTATCTGAAGCACCCGTCCCCGTAAATGCAATTAAAGCCGTTGTATCTAACGCCCCAGTACTTGTGAATCCAATGTCACTTTCAGTCAAATCAGTTCGCCTAACACGAATAGCACTACCCGTGTAGGCTGCCCTTAATTTACGCAATGAATAAGCAGCCGCAGCATTCGGATAAGTATCCAACAATCCCACAAAGGATTGGATTTGCGAGGCAATAACCCCGTGTGTTGAAAGTATCATATTACGATGCTATATCTCCAAATAAATACCACTCATTTTCAGCAATCTTGACCAAAGTTGCACCGCTATATCGAGCGTTCAATTTCAATTTACCTCCGTTGCTTCGGATGGTTACGCCACTTGTTGCAACGATGGTAGTTTGCCCCGCACCATATTGTGCCAAAAGTATCTGTGTACCCGTTGCAAATGCTACCGAACTATTCAAAGGAACGGTCAAGTTATTTGCACTTGCCACATTAGTTTCAACCAACTTATCGGCATCGCTTAACACCAAAGTGTATGATGCGGTTTGGCGGTTGGTAACTATCAGTTTATTTGTCTTGGCATCAATTTGTGTTTGTGCGTTGCTTGTAAGAGAATTTATGTATTGGAATTCGGTGCTTGTAACCGATCCATCCGCAATTGCCGTGGCATTAATTCCCGTTGCAGGTGCCACGCTAATATCACCACTACCCAACAAAGAAGTTGAATTGATGGTTTTGATATTTGTGCCACTCACCAATGTTGCTTGTACCGCTACATCCCCAGAACCCAAAAGTGAATTTGAATTTACTGTCTTGATGTTGCTACCCGAAACAAGTATTGGTTGTTTGCCCGTGAATTGCGTTTGGATGTTATCGGTCAACCCGTTCAAATAATCAAATTCCGCATTGCTGATTACTCCCGTGCTAATTTTGGAAGCATCAATTCCACTTGGGATATCACTTGCCAATAAATCCGCACCCGCAGTTACTAAACCTTTGGCATCATATGTGATTTTGGTTTTAGTATCACCCGTAATTGAGGCGTTTTCATCAACCTTGCCATCCAATGCGGTTTGCAAATCGGTTTGGTTTGACAAAGTACCCGTGATGGATCCCCAGGTCGTTCCACCACCACTATATTGTGGAATGTTTAATGTGTTACCAACCAAAGTTGATGCACCACTTGTTCCCGTTGTGGTTAATGTCAACGAACCTTGTTTGGCGTTTAATTGTGTTTGAATCGCACTTGTAACACCATTCAAATATCCAAATTCGGTATCATCCACAGTACCCGCACCAATATCGGATGCCGACAATACCACCGCACCCGTTTTACCCGCAACGCTTTGCACGGGTGATTGTGCTTTGATTTGAGCAATGCTTATTTTCTTTGTAATATCATCACTGATATCTACAATTGGCAATACATCATCAACGGCGATGGTTATTATTGCGGTTAAATCGGTTATTTTCTTATCAGCCATTTTATGTGGTTATTATTATTTTGCTTGAATCTTGTTGTAATAAAAAATCGCCGTCTTGTTGTAACAAAAATCCCGTATTAACAACAACGGGTTCACGGGTAATATTGCCAATGCCTTGCGCCCATAACGAACCATCACAACACTTGCGTGAATACTTCAATGTATCCTTGCATAAACAACTCCGCGTTCCACCGCCTTGTGGTGAACTCCGTGATGGTGTTTTCCATCCTTGCGATGGTGCTGCTTTGTTGTTATATTCTTGACCCCAATCGCTCATCGTTTTATAATTATCATTAACAAAATTAATCCCAAAAACAAAGTTAATCCAATCCATTGTGGAACCTTTACGCGTTCCGTGTACTTTATTTGTGCGGGTAACTGAATTGTTTTGGTGTATCTGATGGTGTCGGCCTTTACAACTGTGTGAACTCGGATAACATCGTGGTTTCTGTAAACAATCGTTTTAACGCCGTCTTTTTCAATTGTGATGGTATCAATCGTTTTGGTTGTGAAAGTGTCTGTAATGCTCACAGAATCGGTTACAAATAGCGTATCAATGGTATGGGTGGATGTTTGTGCCAATGATGGATCCTTCTTGATGGCCGTTTTTAAGTGCCACCCCGCTGAACATCCCGTTGACATCACCAATATGATAATGGCCTTTGTGAACAAATCACATTTTACCCCCTTAACGATTTTTAATTGCGTTATGTAGGTGGTCAATTTCTTGACCTTGTCTTCCTTTGGTTTATATGTCTTTTTTACAAATTCCATGTAACGAAATTCGATGGATTTGAATTTGGGTATTCCCCCGCTTCTTGGTTGGCGGTGTATTCTGGGTACCTCTGTGGGAAATAAGATAGGTAATCCACGCAACGCCTACGATAAGTTTCTGCAATGTTTCTTTGTCTTTGGACAATCGTGTCCAATTCCTCCTTGCTTGGTAACTGTGTATTCTCGGGTGAATTACGAACGATACCCGCATTTGTTACCTCATACCCGTGGAATAACAACAAATCACTCATCGCGTAATGGATCAACAAAGGTTGCAAATAGTGTGACACCAACAAAAGGTAATACCCCGCCAATGTGTTTGACTGCACATCATCCAATAACTTCCGATACAACACTGTACCGCATAATTCTTGAACTTGAATGTCCTGGGCTATCTTAATAAATGGGGTTATTTTATCCACATCAAAATTCCCACTCAATTGGGTGTATTTGAATATGTCCTCCTTGGTGATTAATAATACATCATCGTTTGCGTACATCTCTTATTTGTTTTTTAATGAACCTTTGTTTGGCATATCAATTGGGCGTGTTGATGCCGTTTCCCATCCACTTGGCGAAAATGGAACTCCCGCCGCGTTGGCACTCTTATTTGATACTTCGTTGTAATTTTCTAAATCGCGGTTCTCACCCGTTTCGCCTGGTTGCTTGGGTAAAAATTTACCTTTGATTTGCTTCCGTCTGAATGTCAATCGTTCCCATCTGTGGTGGCAATTAACACCGCCCTTGTATTTCCAAATGGAATATGAACTTTGTCCGCTTGGTGCGAATTGTCCGTTCACACCCGCATCCCCCATTGTCAAAATATCCTCACGGCGATAAATTACTCCCCCTTTGGATTCTTGAACCATTGTAGAACAAAACTGCCTTGAATTGTCGGCCACGATATGAGGGCCATACCGATAACGGATTTTGTAAACCCCTTTATCATCACCACTTTTTTTATTGGGGTTTTCATAAGCCATGTTAAATCTTAATTCCTCATCCGCATCCGTAACTTCTGTAACATCAATGAGTTCCCACACCTCTTCGTTAATTATTTCCCCACGGGATTTCAAATGTTCCAACCACGAATCTTCATCCGCGATGGTCATGTCCGCTAAATCAATCTTTTTTTTTAATGACAACGATACGCCCGTTTCTTCCTCCCGTGTTTCATCGTCAATTACATTGCCCGTCAAATCCGTAAATTCAAGGGGTTGTAAGGTCTTGAAATACATATTAAGGTTGTAACCATTGTGGTTCAACACCTTGGTCACCGCATCAATAATTAATCGTTGAAATGGGCGAATAACCACATTGTCAAACAAGATAGATGCCGACTTCAATTCATCCGCGTTATTACCAAATCCCGTTCCGTCCTTAATTCCCAATAACAACGGCGATACCACGCGATGCGATATCATAACCTTTTGCATTGATTCCGAACTAAGGAATTGATATTGATTGTGGGCATCACTTAATTGTACTGGTGTAATGTCCGCCGCCGAATCCTTGCCATCGTTCCAACTGATAATAAAACGACCCGCATTGGATGATCCACCAAACTTTGATTTGATTTGGGCTTCAACTGTATCTTTAACCTCGGCGGGTGGTTGCCCATTGTTGAAGTTTATCAACATACTTGGTGCCAAACCATTCATGATGTTGTTGATGTGGAAATTCGATATCTCCGCTTCCAAGTTTGCATATTGCGTACCGCCTTGGTAGTCCACGGGTGCGAAGTAAAACGAACCCGTTGAATATGGTTTGATGGTTAGTATACATTCGTTTGAAGATTGGTCGTAACCCCATGCCCGTATCTCTGTGGGTTGTGTGCCACGCTTGATATTGGCCCAATCGGGGTAATAATAATACTTTTCAATCTCGCCTTTGTCGTTGCACTTGGCGGGGCGAAGTGTTTGTTGTGGAAAGTGCTTGGCTTGAACATACTTTTTCTTATCCTTTGATTTGATAAGTTGAAACGATGCTTGACCCAACATCTTCAAATCCATAATTACCGCCCGTAAATCATCACCACTAAACATCCTTTTGAACTCAATGTATCCTGGTAAGTCGCGCGATGTTGTTGTCACCTCTAATCCCTTGCCATAAATTTGGTCTGCAATCCCTTTGATACACGCATTATTGGTTGGTGAACCATGATACAAGTCAATCAAATACTGATAATAATTGTTATCGTCACCATATTGCACCCAATCCTTGTTCTTTTGCTCAATGATTGATGGGGCGGTGTATGATTGTAGTTGTATAAATTCTAAACTCATAGTGTTATCCAATTAGGTGAAACGGGGGCCGTTGTATCCCATTGTTTCCAAGTGTTGTTAATGTTGGTTGTTCCCACAATCCAATACCCTAAATACTCCCACACCAAATTATTTGCATTGAATACACGAATTAATATCTCATCGGTGTTTTGTGCAACCGCATTGATGGCGGTTAATGATGGCAAATTCATCGTGTAGAACGAATATAACTTGCTTGGGGTACTTGTGGCCGTCACCATCGTTTTGGTGGGCTTGTGCCACACCTCAATCGTTGATACACCCGTAAATTCCACAAAGGATGTGAAATTGATATTGGTGGATGCGTTATTGATGTGCATAGTTATAAAACGCGAAATACATTTTTTGTTATAAATGAAAAACCCCCACCGAATGGTGAGGGCTTAAACATAGAAATATAATTAAAATTAAACTGGCATCACGGGTGTAATCACCAATGCGATACTTGCCGCTGAATTGGCATCAACAATTCCTGGGGGCAATTTTTCTTGGCTTGAAAAAGTGATGGTATTCAAACGGGCATCACCCATTTGTACACCCCATGAAGATGATCCGCCATTGGCATCACAACCCAAAGTTTCACCCAACAACCAAAATTGGTCGTTTCTATCCCAAACGATGATTTGCCATCTTCCTTTGGTCAATGTCTGAATCGCATCCATGTCAACATCACCCGTAACGGCGGTAAGGCCACTTGGCTTAAATGACAAAGTAAAGATGGTTTCATACATTGATGTTCCATTATCGCGTGAAGCGGTGATGGTGGTTTCGATGGTTGACAAACCTTTAAGTTCCCAAAATGGGGCTGAAATTGGCGTTGTAGTTGATCCGTTGTCAATCAAAGTTACAACACCCGTTCCGTTCTTGGTAACGCGGTTTGCAAATTCAAATGGCACGAAATACGCTGCCTTAATTCCACCCACATATTGCTTACATGGTTCGTATCTTCCTAATAAAGTTCCACAACTTGGCATATCTTTTCTATTATCTTGGTTAAAAAAAAGGGGCGGGTGTTTATGCCCACCCCAAGTTTATATTTATCCTTATCGGATTAGGTTACATTAATTACAACTTGTTGAGTTGGGTTTGTAGCAATGATACCACCCGTGAAACGCATGATTACACGAACATTCTGTGAACCATCGATATCGCTCATGTCGATAACCTTCACTTCGTTGTAGTCGCTCAACAATCCCGTTCCAAAGTGCAAATCAGATTTCATACCCAATACACAATCGTAGTCGTTAAGACCTGGACACATGGTAACGGGGATACCTTGGAAGTTCATTGGCTTTTCACCAACATAGAATTGGAAGTTGTAGTTACCCGCAGATAACGCCGCTTGGTATGCCTTCATAGTAGATGGACCAACATAGTATTGGTAACCTTCTTTGCCATACAATGCAGCGGGTGAGTAATCCAACGCTTCTTGCAAACGAGCAACAACATTTGATCCACTTGTTGCACCCGAGAATGGGCGAACGATTGCAGAGTTATCAATCAAATAACCAACCATTCCGTCTTGACCCGCTACGATTGCGGAATCATACCAAAGGTTAGATTTCCAAATACCTAATTCGTTTGCTTGTGCTACTTCCGCTGCAGTTTGAGCCAACATAAATTCCTCGAATGTTGCTGGTAATTTCTCAAATGCACTGAAACCCGCTTGTGCTGATTCCCAAGTGGTACGCAAATTGTTTTTACACAATTGCAAGTTCACTTGCTTTTCAACTGTGGTCAACACATATTCACCTAAAGTTACTGAAGATGAATCTGTAAAGTCACAAGATGCGTCAGCAATTACAACTGAATCTTGGTAGTTACGGATAACTTCTTTGAAAGCAACATTGGGGTGCAATGTGATAAGTTCTTTTGCCAAGGTTTCACCCGACAACAACGCGGCCGCAATATATTTGTTACCAAAAAGACCCGCGTAGGTATTTGGCGATATTGTTGGGCCACTCAAATTGATTTTGTTTAATTTATTGTTCATTTTAGTGGTTTAGTTAAAAAGTTGATTAAATACTCTGTCCTTCAAAGTTTCCTCACGCTTGGCACCCAACTTGAAAATCAACTTGGAATCCTTCATGTTTGCCTCTGGGTTGTGCAATGTGTGTGGTGCTGGTTCGTTAGCCAATCTATCCGTCAATTCCTTGTTCTCGGCACTCAATGCGATTTTCTCGCCTTCCAATGCTGACAAACGGGCTTCAAACTTGGCTTCCAATTCGCTCATCTGTTTGCTAAAATAAGATTCTTCCATTTCTGTTTTGCTTTTTACTACTTTCTTTGCCATTGGCATTTCTCCGATTTGGTCTTTCATTGGTTGGTCTTCTGCAACAACTTCCTCAACCATTGGTTCTTCCTCGGGGGCTTCTTCCTCCTTGGTTGCGATTTCAACGATTGTACCATTTGCATCCACGGTCATTACATTTCCGTTTTCCAATGCAAATTCACCTTCTGGTGTTGGGATGTTACCATCTGGTGTTACGATAAATACCGCTTCACCAACGGCGAAATTGTCTGATTCAAATGTGGCTTGACCATCCTCGGTCTTAACTTGTGCCAAATCAACCACAATTGCTTCCTCGGGC